ACATCAGCTAAAGCAGCATATTATCTTATTGGGGTGATTAGAGGGGATCGAACCCTCACTACCTCGTTCACAGCAAGGTATGCAGACCACTACATTATAATCACCATTGTATTGGTGGAAGCGGTGAGATTCGAACTCACGGACCACTTTCGTAGCCGACAGTTTTCAAGACTGTTCCAATAAACCAGACTCTGGCACACTTCCGTTATATGACACTATGAAATACACTCATCACACACCGTATTATGGGCGATCAACTCCATAACCTTATAGGCATCAGAATGTATTTTATACTGGCAGGGGTAGTTGGATTCGAACCAACGATACTGATTTCAAAGACCAGTGCCTTAGGCCAACTAGGCGATACCCCAACAGAACCATATTAAAGCATACATCACGCACCGTAATATAGGCGATCAACTCCATAACCTTATAGGCATCAATATGCTTTAATATGGCGCTCCCATCGGGATTCGAACCCGATTCTCCTGGGTGAAAGCCAGGGATCCTAATACCTGTGTAGACGATAGGAGCAGACAAACCCAAATTTTAAAAGAACAATAAAACAAAACTACAAACAAAAAACCCCTAGTTTTTGGCTAGGGGTCTTGTGTTTATAATCTGAATGTAACTTGTCTATAAACGGACCCCGAGGGTAAACCAATTCGCATCTCCTGATGTTTCAGGGCGATACTGAATACTTGGTTGTTCGGATATATGACAGAGTAACATGATGGACTTTCGAATGGCTGTTTGCTTTGAAATCTTTATTGAGTGTCTATTATATAGTATTTTTTCGGTCTTGTCAAGGGTTTTTTTGGTAAATATGTAAATTATTTTTTCCAGCTTATTTTCTTAGGTTTTATAGGAAGCATAGGATTTTCATATCCATCGAATACTTCCCATAGAGTTTGTTCTATGGCAAACTTCGTTACAAGACCTTTTTCTTTTCCGTGAGCCTCTATTTCCCAAGGATGGTCCCAATAATCAACATCATCACTATCTATTTCTTTACCTTTCCACACGGAAAGGCTATCATTTATTTCACCTTTGATATATTGCTTAACATGAACCATTTCATGTGCTAGAGTATCAAATATGTTTCTGACACCTATACCTGGATGAACTTCAATCAAAAATGCTCTAGGTTGATTCTTCGTATTGCGTTTAACGACACTTGAAGCACCAAAGTCTTTCAATTTGTCATTAAACAGAATTTTTATCTTACAATTATTTCGAATTCTTACATCTTCAATAAGATGGTCACAAAAAAACAATATAGCATCTTTAACATAACATTTAAAATCTTTATCGGGACAATTTACTATACTCAAATGCATGGTTTCCTCCATAGAAAACTGTCCGCATAGTGATTTTATATCATGTCTGATTCACTTCAATATTGCATTTTTTAAGGAATTCTAAACCATTTTCAGACCTATACTTGTATTTATAAAATACTGATTTAACACCAGCCTGATATATCAGCTTCGCACATTCCATACAGGGAGAATGAGTCACAAAAAGAATTGAATCTTTTGATGAATTTGTAGACTTTGCTACTTTTGCAAGGCAATTAGCTTCGGCATGGAGAACTTCTGGTTTGGTCTTAGCTTCTCCATTAGCTAACCAATCTTCACAATCGTTAGGAAAACCAGCTGGCATACCATTCCAACCATAACTGATAATGGCATCATCTTTAACCAAGACAGACCCTACATGCAACCTCTTAGCATAAGACATTGCAGCAATACGCTCTGCAATGTCCATGTATAAAGTTACATATCGTTTCTTTTTATCTTCAGAATAATTATCCATAACATCTCATTATAATTGGTGGGACTTGTTGGACTTGAACCAACGACCAACGAATTATGAGTTCGCTGCTCTAACCAACTGAGCTAAAATCCCAAAAGTGGTCCGGCGTGAGGGAATCGAACCCCCATTAAGACTTTAGAAGAGTCCTGTCCTATCCGTTGAACGAACGCCAGAAAAGTCTATTATTTATCCTAAGTCTTGCGGATAATCTTTTGAATAGTCAACAACATTAATAGATTTAAGCTTATGATCAATATCCCAATCTTTCAGATAATCATTATCTTCATCAAAGATTTCTATATATTTTTTATCTGAGACTTTGCGAGTAGATACAATGATCTCATCAAGATGTTTCTGAGACATTTCAACAAGATCCTTTTGAACTTCCATTACGAATTCATCTTCTGCATGAGTCTTAGACTTTGCACGAATGGCATATCGCATACGAAACATCGAAACAGTTTCTACGATATAGATATTGGTTCCATCATCAGATTTGCTCATTGTGTAATACTTTCAACGTTAAGTAAGTTACGGATAATTTTATCTTTGATCATATCAGGAACAGTAAGATAAGGCCACTCCAGATAAAATGGGCAACCACCTTGCCACTTCGATTCTTTCAAAAAATTCCTATACGTATCGACATGATCACTACGTTTAGGATCAAATGATTGCTTCGCATATGTCATTTGAGACAACATTATTTAAAATACTCCAGGCTATCTTTACGCATATATCGCAAAGGTTGAGTGTGATGAGAATTAGAAGGATCAGTCAAAACAACAGGTAAAAATGTAACACCATCAATGATCTTGGGGATCCAATGTGAATATGTGAAATACATTTCTTCTGGGCGAAGTCGGTTACGGACTTTTTGCAGAACTTGTTTTTGAGTCAAATGTTTTTTCATCATGAACGTAGTATACTACAAAATCTCAATAAAGTCAATAGGCGGAGAATAATCTCCGCCGTATTTACCAATTAGTCTTTGATTGCAATCTTTTTAATAGAATCATTGACTTTTACCATATTTTCCAAGAAAACTTTCAACATACCATTTACCAATTCAGCATCTTTGATTTCTACGGTATCTGAAATGGTGAACATACGATGGAAATTACGGTTGGCAATTCCTTTGAATAGGAAATGTTCCGATTCATCTTCTTTGGTCTTACCCGAAATTGAAAGCTTATTGCCTTTCAACTCCACTTCGATATCAGACTTGGTAAAGCCTGCAACAGCAAGTTCGATTACATATTTCGTATCAGAAATTTGCTTGATGTTATATGGTGGATAATTGGTAAGAGTTTTTGTGACATTTTTTGACACTTCACCAAGTTCATTGAAAAGCTTGTTGAATCCAACAGTATATGGATCTAATGATTTGTGAAAATCTTCAAAAAATGTAGATTTGCTAACTGTCATAAAATTTCTCCTTAAATTAAGCGAGTTTAAAATTGTCTACCCCGAAGGCGTAGAATGCAGGAGGAATATTTTACTTGGCGGGCCTCCTACTCCAAGTTCCCATCCCTGAGAATACTATTTATTCTTATTTCAGCTTTTTACCGATGGTATATTTGGCAATTAAGTTCCAGTCATCTTTTTCTTTGTGACCAAGAATCTTGATTTGTGACAAATTTACAGTCGATTCTTTGATGGGCTCTTTATTGACAATTTTCAATAAACCCCATTCTTCCAATAAGAACGATATTGTATTTCTACGAGCAAGATCATTTTCAGAAATATCCGTAGGTTTACCATCCAAAGCAAACAATTCTTTGAAATGAAAAACTGCATAATGACCTTGTTTGTGTAAAATATGACATGATTGGTAGAGTGTTTTGTCCTTCTTCGAAGCGACACCAATTCTAGTCAAGGTTTCTTTCACTTTCAAAAAATCATCTTTATCGTCTAATAATATCTCAACTCCACGATCCGAAAATATATTGCTCATTTCTTATCCTTATTATTTTGCAATCCCGCCCATATCAGTTTTTGATCTAATGTAGTCGAGTTGTTCATCGGATAGAATGCGTAAAGCATCTTTTGCTTTTGCATTTGAATAACCAAAATACAATTTTACACATTCCAAATCTTTATGGTTCGATGATTTCTGCCAAGGTTGAAATTTCCTTTTCATCGACCTAATGCTATTTAGAAGATAGTGGTATTTTAGCTTTCCGTCACAATGAGCAGCCATATTCATCTCATTCACAAACAATATGCAATCCATGTGATATGATAGGGCGCGATTGACTAGGAATGAGTTATAGTCCCTTTCATCAAGATCGTCCCGCAAAACATTTTCTTTTGTTTGTAGGATCGAAGGTATAATTTCTTTGAATGTATCTGGCATGGTATTTTACTTGAATTCACTTTCAACCATGATTTCAACCAGACATGCAACCAGATTAATTTCTTGATCTGCACAAAATGCTGCTTGGTATTGATATTTTGAGATAATCAATACGATCTGTGGTATCGATTCAGGTTTCAAAAACTCATACAAAGAATCATAAATCTTTCGATAAATGCGTACAGGATCGTTGTCCAAATTTCCTGTAACCCACTTGCGCATGGCAGCAAAGTCTTTTTCTTTCAGACTTTTAATGAGTTCTTGGACTTGAACGTCGGAAACTTGTGCCAAGATACCTTTATCGATGCTACCAGAAACAGAGTACCTTTGCAGTTCATTTAGAATTCTGCGATTATCTGGAAAATGTTTCATTACGACAGCAGCTACAACCTCTTTATCGTAAGTTACTTTTTCTTGTTGCAGAATCCACTCAACTCGCTTGAAAAATAATGCTGCGAGTTTCGCTTTGTTACCGTTGACTTTAAATTCAATTACGGTACAACGAGAATGGATAGGATCGATAATCCTATTCTTATAGTTACAGGTAAAGATGAACGAGCAATTATTTGAAAACTCTTCGATAGCACCACGTAAAGCTGGTTGCGTAGAATTTGGATTCAAATAATCAGCTTCATCGATGATGACTACTTTGCGACCACCAGATAAGCTTACCGAAGATGCATAGTTTTTAATCTTGTTGCGAAGAACATCGATACCAGACTCATCAGAACCGTTGATAACGATGAAATCACAATCTACTTCATTGCACAATGCTTTAGCGATGGTCGTCTTTCCTACGCCCGCTGAACCCGTCAAAAGAAGATTAGGAATCTCTTTACGATTTACATACTCCTTGAAAGTATTCTTAATCGCATCTGGTAGAATACAATCTTCAACTTTACGGGGACGATATTTCTCAACCCAAAGAATTTGGTCAGCCATTCAATTACTCCCATAATATAATTAGACTACAAAACAGCAAAAATTACTTCTCAGTAGCAACCCAATATTCAATCGAATCTTTAACATTCTTGAAATGTGCAATACCTTTAGATGAAATTTCTACCTGATAGATACCAGGAATCATTTTCAAATTATCGGTTTTGAACACATATTTAAAATCATCCCCATCAGCATCTCCGATATCAATTGAATTGTCATGGGCTGCATCATTAGATGCATCAAATGCTGAAATACGAAGCTTACCATCCTTTTTCAAAACTGCAACATTTGGCAACTGAAGTACATTTGCAGACTTCATGATCCATTCATAGTCTTGATTTGTCAATTCAAACGATACATCAATGGATGGAAGATTGACAGTCTTATCTGGTGGGGTTACGATCATGCTCTTTTCCGTGATGCGATACTTCAATTTACCGCGACCACCTAAAGATTTTACAATAACATGGTGATCATCAAAATCAATCTCGGGAGCATCTTTGCTCATTGTCAATACAGACAAGAAATTATTCAGATCATAGATACCAAAATCTTTTGGAAACTCTTCAGTAAGAACAGCCTCAGCCAAAATAGTTTTTGATGGAGATACTGTAGAGATTTTTTTACCTGATTTGAAGAACAATCCGGAATTGATTGTCGAAAAATTCTTCAAAATATTCATAGTTTCATTTGAAAGTTTCATTATATTTCCTCACATTAACATGATGCAATTATAACACATCGTTTCAGTTTATTTTGGTGTAAGTGCATTCAACCAAATATCTGGAAAAAGATTTTTACACACTTTTCCGACAGCAGTTTCTAAATGATTCAAATCATGGTTATTCATGATAGTGTCATTAATTTTACCGCCTATCCAACCCCATTCAGATTCATGAATGCCTGATAATTTCATTTCCGTATATGCTTTCATGTCACCATTATTGGCACTTGCCGCAGTTGAAAACCAGTCAGGCAAATTACCTCTTTGTACATGTATAACATATCCACCATTATTATGGATGAAGTCCAATTCATTCTCAAATCTTACATCTGCGATCACAATAGGTTTATCAGTTTCTTGAATGGCTTTCTGTAGCGATCTGATCCAAAGGTCGGGATGAAATATTTGTCTACCGGCTTCTGTTCCTAATTTTTGCAGGGCTTCTCTTGGGGTAAAGTCTCTACCCATAACATTAGACCAAAATTGATCTGGTTGTTCTCTCCATTCTCTGGAGACTTGAGTATCACCCTCAAGTAATGCTCTATCCCAATGAAAAATAGATGCTGCTGCATCTTTGAGTGATTGTGCGAAACTCATCTTCTCAAACCCATAATTCCGATGCAGCATGTCACCTACAGTACCCTTACCGGAACCAATAAATCCTACTAGACCGATAAGAGCCGACATTACATTTCACCAACAAAATTTGCAATAGCAGGCATATCACCTTGGAAGTGATAGGTGCCGATATGGGAAGTTCTCATCCATGGGCACAGATAGATTTTACCACCGATATTTCTCCACCATTGACAGAACATATAATCTTCGGAAAGATAACGTTCCGTAACAGGATCGATTACTGTATCGAAATAGGCGTGGATATAACGCGAGCCATCGAAATGCGCTTGACCTACATGATCAGGTTTGTATCGTAGGTCTGGATAAGCTTTTTCAAATTTAGGGAAAACTTCACGATTTACCATCATGAATCCTGTACCAATTTCCAAGACTTCTAAAGGTTCTGATACAGAGAATTGTTTAGTGCCATGAACTGGGTTGAATACGAAATCGCCCGCAAGTTTTTCCAGGTTACCGATCTCTATGAAAGGATTCTTTTTCAATCCGACAGCGATATTTTTCCATTTGATTGCTTTCTTTGGGTAAGGACCACCAACAACATCTTTATCAAGAGCAAGTAATGCGATAACGTCTTTCGCATCAAAACAAATATCAGAGTCTATAAACAAAAGGTGAGTACAATCAGACCTATGTAAGAATTCATCAACTAGATAATTCCTTGCGCGGGTAATCAGAGATTCATTAAACAGAAATGAAAACTTGATATTGATACCATAATGCGTACATAGTCCCTGTAGGTCAAGACACGATTTCATGAATAATCCATGGTTCATGCCTCCATACATGGGGGTCGCTACGAAAATACTCTTTTTTCTTAATTCTTCAACTTTAATAGATAATTCCATGTATGCCTCTTTTTATTTTAATGTAAAAAAAGGAGACCCGCAGGTCCCCTTCTGTGAATCAAATCACAACTCTAATTATGCTAAAGAGTAGCCAGCCCGCATTGCAGCACGAAGCATCGATTTACGGGGGGTTCCCAAACGGTAGAAACTAATCTTGCGACCATCAGAAAGGGTCTTTTGATTTGTGTAGATGCAATGACCTTCATTGCGAAGTTCATCGATTCGTGCAGCTACATTAGAAACTCCAAAACGGCTACGTGCTTGGCTTACCGTAAAGGTATTATAGCCAGTAGTTTTCTGGAGTGCGTTGATCATGCGTTGCTTAGCCGAAAGTTTTTTGCTCATAAGTAAAACTCCTATATCAAAGTTACATAAACGCTTGCATCGTTGCAAGAACACACATCATACTATTATATATCGCTCTTGTCAAGTGTTTTTCTGGTGAACATTAGGTTTATAAAAAACAAATATAGGTTCATATTTCAACCACATTCCTCGAACCTTACAGAAATTCTTGGCTTTAGGTAGACCAGTTTCTGTATCGACTCGATTACCACCAGGCATTTGAGCAAGAGACATTTTAATAACACCTTTAAATTCCATACCGAGAGATAACAAAATATCTTTGCTATCTTGTTCAAGAGGTAGCATCTCATCACCGAATTTTGCATCAGCAATATTCCAAAGCAGATATCTATCCTCACGCAACCATTCTACAGCGGTAGTTAAAGTTGGCTTTAAAAATCCTTCGCGCCATGCATCATATCCAGTAAACTTTTTATATGATTGTTCAGGATCTTCAGAGTAAGCTTCCTTAGCAAAATATGGTGGTGAAGTGAATACCATATCAAGCATACCTTTATGCTTCTGAAAATTTGGATTGTCTCGGATAACTTCAGAGCCTAATTGATAAATTTCCGTTTGAGTATGTGAATATGAGTCGCTCCAGATACCACCTTTGTTGATGTTGTCTCGGTAGAAGTCTGCAATCTCTTCATATTTTGTCCTACTATTTGGTGTAGTATGGTCAGTATTAGGATCAGTACCAATATAAAGAATCTGCCGATCATCTTTGACAGACATAGCACCAAGAAGTCTACCACCCCAGCCAGAAGATGGATCATAGATACGAATCAAATCTTGAGTCTTGATATGGTCGGTAAATTTCTCATAGAGGTACTTTGCAGTTAGTGGTGGGAAATTGACTGCATATTGACAAAACGAAACCCTGAAAGCTTTTAGACCTACTGGAAACAATTTCTGCCCGAACTGAAATGGTCGAATCTGATACCATTCAGATTTACTATAATCAACGTTCGTTTTACACTTCTCTGGTATATTCAAAGCTTCAATGTCATCCTTATGGAGCATGACGTATTTCTGATTCTTCAGTTTCTCGTTATAGCCTGTGTATTCACCTTCAAGTTCTTTTGGTGAAAGCCAATAATCATATTTCTCTTGTTTTCGAAATTTGCTTTCGAATTCTAATATCCAATCTCTCCCGACTCCAACCACTGGAAGAAGTCCGAAAACTTCTTTGTCATCCACTTTCGCAACTTGCGAATAATGATAAAAAGAATCACGCTTGAAATGACGAGAAGCGTACTTGATAAAAGTCTCCAAAAGATCAGTTCTTGCAAAAAAGTCATAGATTGATTTCCCATCATCTTTTTTGGTGTAATTGATTCTAGTTTTCATCATGGTAGGAAACCATTGATTTACAGCATTACCAATTACGCTTGTGTTTCTAATTACATTGTTTTCTCCTGTATACTCATCGACGCATTCAAAATCATGTACAGGAAAGCTTTCCATTTCTTTAAATTGTGAGATGATGCCTGATTTGTCATACCCCACGCGAGGAGGTAAATTCTTGTTGTCCCACAGGTCAACAACTGTCTTTCTCAAGTCAATTACCCACGATCTAAATTCATCTTTAGACATCCAAAGGATCTCTTCGAATGTTTTGTTGATATCAGATTCAAGCAATTCATGATTACGCTCATAATAAAACTGGGTCATTGCAATATCGCTTCTCTCAATTTAGAGTTAGTTTTAACATCAATTACCAAATGTATACGATCAGTAGTTCCATTGTTCACAACCATATGTGGTTTTCTTGTATCTAAAAACCACATCTCATAAGGCTTCATATTGACAACCTTTTTATTACCTGAAGGTTCCCACACAGAAAATTCCACATTCGGATTTGTCGATATAGGAAAATGCAATCTTGCAAGTTTACCTAAAGACCCACCAGAATCTGGATCAACCTGATCTGTATGTCGAGTAAGTTCTCCACCACCAGGAGACAATTTCATGAAACGAATCCTATGAACTTCAACCGATCCGAATGGTGCTAATAATAAATCCACTTCAGGAAAGTTCTCTCTCAAATGGGTGTCGCGCAACGAATGATCTTCATCCGCATGTTCGTCTTGCCACTTCTTACTCATCTCAATCGGTTTTTCAATTCGCATGATATCATCACTATACCCACGCAACGAAATGGCTGACCAAGATTTTTTCTTATTGTAATTGCTATAATGATTCTGAAAGTCTAGATTTAACGACAACATTTTCTGTCTGATGCTATCGATCAATTCAATCTGAACATCCATCAATTTTTTAATCGAAACATATTCAGTATCGTCAATCTTTGGATGATCTACTGGAAACAGATTTCTTCCAACATGTGTATAGTATACAGCATAAATCTCACCAAAAGTGGTAATCTTGCTTCCTACATAATCGAAAGTTTTTTCAATTATTTTTCTGGTAGTTAAATCTTCTGCCCAATGATATAACCAGACACCACCATAAGATTTGCAAAAATTGTCTAGATGGTGTCTGGAAAATTTTTCTTCGATGAAAGCATCAGTACCTCTAATTTTGGTAAAAACGACATCATTAACATTCTTCTTACCAATATTAACACCAGGATACATGGTGATGAAAGAAGGTTTGTATACAGGTTTTACAACAAAAGAACCTTCATCTTCCAAATAAAGGTCTTTTGTATTTAAGTCTGATGCAATGTCATTTTTCTTATACTTCGCAAAGGGTGACTCACTATACTTGTTATAGTCAGAATATAACGCTTCAACGCCTTTTAGATAGTCCAGGTCGTACCCGTGTTGCCAATCTTTCATTTGCTCTCCTATATCTTTCCATCAATTTATTTCGTTTTTTCAGAGACATTTGTAGCGCCAACGGTTTAGCTTTTTTGGTGTAAACAATTCCATCCATGTGATCAAGTTCATGTAGAAAACAACGAGCAGACATACCAGTGAAAATAGCTTTCTTGTGTTCTCCATTATAATCTTGATATGTGACTTCGATAGAACTTGGTCTGGTAATATGTAGGAATAATTGTGGGAAAGACAAACATCCTTCTGCCATATGTACAACATCTTTCGAAGTATTTACAATTTTTGGATTGAAGAACGCTACATAATTATCTTCTGCACCCATCACAAACACTCTGTATTTGAACCCACATTGATTCGCAGATAGACCCAAACCATTATTCTGCCTGCAAGTTTCTACCAATGATGATGCGAATGCGTTAGGGTCTACAGGAGGATTTGCAAAATCGAATTCTGGCATCACTTCAGATAGAATTGGATGATTCTCTGGTACTAGAGTAAATGTAGGTAAATAACTCTTAGCGGGAAGTACCTTAGCTTCTTCCTTTGTATTGAATGTAATGACTGTATCATTAGGTACTGTTGATTCTATTACAATTTCTTCTGTCATTTTGATATCCTCGAAAAATTAGCTTTCTTTTCAAACTTGATAACTGAACGGAATTTGTCGAACAACTGATCACCCTTATGGCTGATCACAAACAAATTCGTTTCGTTACCCATACTATTCATCAACTTCAAAAACTCATCAGTTCCACCTGTATCTAAACTACTATCAAAAACTTCGTCTAGAATCAGCAGATTGGTATTTGTACTATTCTTCATCTTGGCAATCTGACGCCATGTAAACAATATTGCTAAATCTATTCGTAGTTTCTCACCTTCAGAGAAATTATGGTAACTGAATACATCTCTATGCCTAGATTTGATCACCTCTTCAAAATTCTCATTCAGATTGAAATTGATGAATGAATCTAGCGCAGTCAAATACTTATTGATCAATTTGTTCATGATCGGAAGATACTGTTTGATGATCTTTGTTTTGATACCAGTATCTTTCAACAATGTCGCAGCAAAATCGTAATAATGTTTTTCAGTAGATAACGTTTCCTGTTTCGTAATCAATTCATTCAATTCGATTTTAAGCACATTCAACTTTTCATTTTCACCATCTAATGAGGTCTTTCTTTGTGAAAGAGTTTCAATCTCCTTATTCAACTTACCAACATATTTGTTCGTTTCAGTCAATGATGCGTTCAATCGAACAATTTCAGAATTGTGTTGAGTGATATTCTTGTTGATGGATTGAATTTGAGTCAATCTTTCATTAGCCTTATCAATCTCCACTTGAATCTCTTTTAATCCTAAACGCTGCGTATCTAACTTTGAAGTTCTTTCGTTGATCTGTACCTTCTTGAACTTACCATCCAGTTCTTGTTTGCAAGTTGGGCAAGAATCATTTTCTTTGTAGAATGCAATGTCTTTTTCGTTCTTCCTGATATTGGTTTCGATCTTTGATTCCAATTGTATCAGTTTTTTAGCCTTCTTGTCAAGAGAAATTTTATCCGAGATTTTACTCGACATTGAATCGATATGTTTCTGTATCAATTCGATATTTGTCAACAATTTGGAAATCTGATCTTCACATTCGGCAATCTCATTCCTTTTCTTTGAGATTTCATCCTCATTGTGTTTCTTGTTTTCTTCCAAATTTTGTCTGTGCAGTTTGATCTTCTCAGCCGTCAATTCCATACCATGCTTGACATTGGTACCTTCAGTTTTAATGTCGACCAATTTCTGCTTGACCAAAATATTCATGGATGAAAAAATTTGGATATCAAGAAGGTCCTCAATAATCGATCTACGATCTGCGGCAGACAACTGCATAAACGGTGTGAATGATGCTGATCCAAGAATAACGATTTGAGTAAACGACTTGAAATTCAATTTCAATATGTTCTTCTCAAGAATCTCTTGATAATCTTTTGATGCTGCGCTTTGATTCAGTAATACACCATCAACATAAATTTCAAAAACATTAGGTTTCATTCCTCGAATGACTTTATAATTTTTGCTGCCGATGGTGAATCCAATCTCGACAATACAATCTTTCTCATTGATCGAATTTAGAAGATTTGGTTTGTTGATCTTTCGATAAGGTTTACCAAATAATGCAAACGTCAATGCATCCAGAATCGTGGATTTACCAGAACCATTCTTACCGATAATCAACGTGTTCGGCGATTTATCCAATGCAACTTCTGTAAAAAAATTACCGGTACTTAGAAAGTTCTTCCATTTCACATATTGAAATAGTATCACGTTTGCTCCAAAGTCAATGCTTCAACATAAAGTTCCTTGAGGATCGATTTCAATTTGGATGAGTCATAATTATCGTCCTTCAAAGTATCGACAAATGTATTTAGGATCGCCAAAGTATCTTCGGCTTGATCTACCATAGTCTCATCTATACCTTCAGTCAAATCTGAAAAATCTTCGACTATGGTAATATCAATAGGGTTTACTTGATACATGTTGTTCATGAATACATCAAACATGTATGGATTCGTTTTGTTGACAACGACAACCTTCACATACTTACCCTCATAAGGTTTCATATCCATAGATGCAATGTTTTTGATAGTATCTTTTTTATCGTCATACACTACACGCACAAACATCTCATATGGATTCTTGATGAATTCAAGTTCTCTTGTAGATAAGTCTAGGATGTGAAATCCTCGATCATCTCCATAATCTTGCCATGTAAGAGGATATGGATTACCCAGATAATAGATACCATCGGCATTGGACTTATGATGATAATGCCCAGAAAATGTCATGTCGAATTTTTTGAACAATGATCTAGATAGACCTTCTGAGGAGGGCATACCTTTATACATCGCAAATCCATCGATTTCGAAATGGCCACAACAAATTTCCGCTTCTGTATTCTTGATTTCATGCATCGATACTTGATAATTATCAGCACAAATCCATGGTATCATTGCAATATTTGTACCATATAAATTGATCGTTGTTGGGTAAGAAATAATTTCAATATGGTCATATTCATTCCCAATCAATAAATCTGGCGAATTTACTTCATTAGTATTCTTGTATGTCGTGTCATGATTACCCACCAACATGTAGGTATCGATTCCGCGGTGCTGTAGTTCATTGAAAAACATTTCTTTAGCACGTTTCAATGAATAGAAATTCACATATTTTCGGCGATCAAATGTATCACCGAGAATTAGCAATTTTGTAATGCGCTCTTCGTTTAGTTTTGGAAAGAATACATTCGTATAAAACTTCTCATAGTAATCTAAAAAATTTATTGAATCATTTCTCGCGCCGAAGTGTTGGTCCGTTATTATGGCTATTTTCGACATTTTTGAGTTTCTCCAAACGTTTACATTCTGCTTCATATACTCGCTGTCTCAACTTTGAACTGCTATATGGGTGCTGTCTTGTGTGGAAAAACAACTCTATACCATTGTCCAAACAATATTGTTTTCCAGTAAATGGTTTAGTTTTATACTCATCACCCAAAAAACGAATATGTATGGTTTGAGTTTTCAGTAAGTTTTCCAAATCTTCTTCAGTTTCATATACTAAAATCTCATCAACATACTTACATGCGGATAGTTGAACAAACCGTTCATACAAAGACTGAACAGGTTTGTTTTTGTAATCTGGTCTATCGATAGTCGGATCAGACTGTAAAGCGACAATCAAATAATCACAATGTTGTTTTTCAATTTTCAACATCGTCACATGACCTGCATGAAATAAATCCAGAGTGCTACAATTAAAACCAATTTTCATTATATCAGTCCTCTACAAAATTTTCAATACCTTTAGGTTTATTTACCACCTTTTTCTTGGTGCGCTTTTTTTCTTCATAATTTTCAATGAATTCGGTAATGTTATCATACAGTTCAAATTGTTTTGTCGTACCATCTTCGAACTCCATCATTTCAAATTCATCAAGTATACCGAGTTGTTCCGTCGATTTGTATTTCACATACATCTGCTTTTTCTCTTTTTGGATACGACGAAGGAATGCATAGTATATGATTTGGGTGAAGTATGCGAAAGGATTTGAAGATTTTTCTGGATCGAAGTTGTTGAAGTACATCAAACAGTTTTCGATACCATCAGAAATCATTTCATCTCTGAATGTGTAGTTGATGAAATTTGGTCTGTGAGATAAACCCTCTGCGATCTTCATGAAACATTCCCCAATGTAATTGGGTATCGATGGAGGTTCTTTTTTCGCTTTGATTGCAGCCTTACAATCTGATTTATACTTTACCAAAACTTCAAGGAATTCTTGGTTACTTACATAGTGCTTTTTTACTGTCATGGAAAACTTTCTATCATTACCAAATATATGTGTTGACAACCCCTTGACAAACCGTTAAACTGAGTATGTCCTGAATGATGCTAATAAAAGTATTAATTAAGTACCTCTTAGTGGACTTTAGAACCTTCTTTAGTTCTCATAGCTTCAATCAATTCCATAGTCTCAGATATCAAATCGATTGCTGCGTTAGCAGAAGCTTTGCTTTGCTTTTTCTTGGATGGTTTCACATCCTCTTCCATTGTTTCCTTGATCATTGCAATCTGAGTCTGATAGTATTCAGAGAACTCTTCTTTAGGCACCATTGCTGTGATGATATCCGTAGTATGCAATTCTGCTGCATTATCTCTGATGAGTTGTACTGGTAACCAGTGACTCATAATCAATATTTGTTTTCTCGATGTTGGATCCATTTGCATATCTATTTGCATTGGATCTATGATCGAGAAGGATCCTTCTTCGTCTATGGGGGTTATCTCACCGATAACATCCTCTCCAGTCCGCATTCTGATGATTTTGATATTACTCATTTTTCAATCCTATCTTGTATAGTTTATACGGGAATTTTTCTTCATTATATACCTTGACTCTTTCTACAAAATGTCGTAGAGTGTGATTCATTTTATTCCCAACCCTCATATCGTCAGAAATGTCATATAACGTTGCTTTACTTTTGGTATCGCTTGTTCTCAATCCTCTACCTATGCTTTGTAGATTGCGGACTCTACTTTTGCTTGGTGATGCGAAAATGATGTTATGTAGATTGCGTATATTAATACCCGTAGAAAATGTACCGAAACTTGCTACAATTATTGCATTCTTTTCATTCTCTATTATTTTTCGTATCGCTTCTCTATCTTCCCCATCAACTCCGCCATGGATGAAGAACACTTTCCTATCACCTATGTTTTTGGCACCGGTAATGCCATCATAGAGTAATTGTCCATGCTTGTCAACGTATTGATAGAGTATTAAGGTATTATTACCGAAAGATAATGCAAGATTTTTGATGAATCTATTTCTAGACTCACATCCAACAAGATATTCGATTTCATCTTGATATTCCTTGCCTATAATCGTTTTACATTTATCTTCTGGGTGCTTTAAAACTAGGCATTTGATATCGAATGATGCAAGTTGTTTATTGTCGATCAGTTCTTTTGTTGTCGTAACCTTTTCGACAGGACCGAACAATCCTTCAAGCACTAATTTGTGAGTCTTGGTACCGTCTAAAGTACCAGTCAATCCTATACGATATTTTGTATTCACCAGACTTGTCATGATTGTAGTCAGGGATTTAGCCTTGAATAAGTGGCTTTCATCACCTATCACATAATCAAATTGTTCGAAGAATTCTGGTGGAAGCTTATATAGGCTTTGCCATGTTGATATCATCAGATTTTTATCTGTGAATTTTTCACGACCTTGAAATACGATATGGACATTTTTTTCCACATCAAAACCATTTTGTTCTGAGTAGTCTGCGAAGTCCGACTGTAGCTGCAAACACAAAGATGTTGTAGGAACGATTATTAAGCCCTTGTAACCTTTATAATCGATCATCTGACGCACTAGCATGTATATGATCAAAGACTTCCCTGAAGCCGTTGGAGACAGCAACAACGATCTTTTATTGCGCATTGCATGTGCGAATGCATCACGTTGATAGTCTCGAACCTCAATTTTCTTACCGTGTGCAGTAAGATTGAGTGTCTGTATGAACTTATCAGCCAAATATAATGAAAAATCTTCAGTCAGGTCTGGTCTTGGGTCATCATACTCGACCTCATATCCTCTTTCCTGAGCAAAAGCTTCGATATATGATATTAGCCCGAGATATATTTGTCTTGTTCTGGAATCGACAAGACGAATTTTACCATCCCATACTCTATTTCTGAACGCAGGAGTGAATTGGTATCCAGGTACAAAGAATGTAAAAAATTCAGACAATTCTTTGAGAAGATGCAATTCACATTCTATACTCGCATAAACCTCATTGAATTTTCTTATAGTTATTTTTTCAATTGACATAACGAAAAGAAAAGCTTACCAGTTTGGATTTTTTTCGAAAGCTTTTTTTATTGTTTTGATAGTATCTGTAAAAAATTTAACGATACTGCTTAGAGTTTGAAACATTCCATCCATCATCTTGCTCCTTGTATGAATCGCTCATGCGTCATATGTTCACGTAATTGCCATGTGCGATTATTTAGTTCCTTTAAAATGGCTTCGCATACCGCTATAGCTTCATCGTGATATGTCTTTTTTTCCATCAGTCTGATAATATCTTTGTCAGATTCCATATATGTCGATACATCAGATTTTAATGTATACCGAAATGGTTCCCAACCTAATTCATCCAATTCTTCTTGCGACATTTTTCCGGTATAATATTCCCATTTTTGTCGCTTGATTCTATACAAATCAAATCCAACTTTTTTGGATGCGATTCGATGCTTCACCATAAAATTCAGATATTTGCTGTGCAATATAGGTACATTAATGATTTCTCGGGAAGGTTCTGTTTGATCGACTACCGAATCTTTTTCCCAAGCTTTCAATATATTTTCAAGAGTTTCCATAATGTTTACCTTTTAGATTATTATCATATGTTCCATAAAACGAACATTAACCTTGTAATGCGCAGTATATCGCACATAAAGGTATTGTGTCAAGCTTTCTTTACATGATATGTCGTAAATCTAAATGTACATTCAGCTACCATTACCGGACTATCTGTGATTGTCGAATCAAATTCCAAGGAAGATAGTTTGACTGGGAAAACATCGATAAATTCTGCTACAAGATTGGTATTATTCAATGCGGTAAGGATATTCAATTGAGCATCACAAAATTGAGGGTATTTCGAATTCATTGCAATTGGAGATAAACGTTTGAGACCTTTGTATTGATCAAAATCTTCTGGGAATGTTATACCTTTTATCCACTCATAAATTTCCAACCACGTTGTCAAATCCTCATCGACAATGAAGCTTACATCTAAAGTTTCATGGTATAGCTTATCACCTGGATGATGAATTTCGATAAACGGTGTAGGTTGTTCAATTTCATCTAAACTTATTCCAGGTAGATTGACTTTCTGACAAAAAAATTGCGTACTTGTCAATCTAGGAAACGTCAATATAAATTTTGTTGGTTGTAGAAAATTCGTATTTGTTGGTTGAGGATTGATTACGCTCATATTTACCTTTAATCTTTATACCAAAACCAGCATCCGTGGATTACTTGTAATCTGGTTTTATCTAACTTAATTTCATCGATAAAATCATATACTGCCTGTTGAACTGGTGGGCATGGCCAGTCATGACCAGAAAATAATCCACCAGACCTAACTTTTGAATAGTAATTGCGCATAT